GGCCCACTTCAAGACGATGAAATATCAGCCTGAATTCCCTGAACGGTTTGAAACCATCGCTGAGGCACGTGCATTCTGCCGACGTTTTTTCGCCTGGTACGACCAAGACCATCATCACGCCGGCATCGGCCTCATGACGCCCGACCAGATCCACTTCGGACAGGCAGACGACATCTACGCCGCCCGTCAGGCACCCCTCGACGCGCCATTCCTCAGCACGCCCGAGCGGTTCGTGCGACAGACGCCAAAGCCACCGAAAGTCCCGACCGCCGTCTGGATCAACCCACCCGAAAACACGCAGGTGACCCAAGCCTAATCTCAAAATGCCACCGTCTCAAACTCGTTGACACGTTCCGTTCCGTCAGGGTCCGGTATAGGCCCGAACCGTCATGGGGGCTTGCGCTGGCGCTTGATGCCGGGATGCTTCCAGCCTGGCTCGCTTGGGATGGATCAGGCCCTGGAGACCGCGCACAGGTTGTGCAAACTGGTCCCGCGTCTGGCATCGGATGTGGACGTCAAAGTGGTCGCCATGATCCTACGCGCTTTGACCTTTGCGCGCGGTTGGATCTGCACGACTTGGCGGCGTTAATCGTTCCAAGATGCATTCAGCCGCGCCATTAAAACGCATTATCATGGGGGGTATCCAGACTGAGCGGAGTTCGGCATGGCTCCAGAGAGCGACCTTGACATTCAGACGCAACAAAGGCGTCGAAATACGCAATAGGGTCGTCAAAATCTTATCAAAACTGTTTATGTTTCGCAACATTTGCCAACCTGAACGCAATGTTTCACAACGACGGTTGCAACCTAAATGCGCGAATTCCAGTCGAAATTAGTGTCCAATATCTACGATATAATATCTGATAAGTTGATTATTAAATCTTGAAATTCAACCTCATGGCGATTTTGCAGTAAAATATTGCGCATCCTTGACATCTTCACCGGTTTTGATGCCCCAAATCGCTCTGACCTCCCTCGATATGGACTGCTGACAGAAGGGTGAATGTGCCCTGCGATGCCCCGAGCCTGGACATGTAAGTACGCTATGGCAGTGGGCATCGAGGCCCAGCGGAGAGGAGGTGGTCCGGTGTGTCTGAACAGGGTCTGGGCGCTTCTTAAGTGGATGTCCACTTCGGTCACGCGGCTGCTGCCTCATGCATTTCTGGGGTAATCCCCCCTGAATTCAATGGTGTTCAAAAGTAGGATTTTATTGGCAAGATAACCAAGAATATTTTGATGAAGACAGCACGATATAGCGACGCCCGTATCATGGGTATTTTGAAACAGGCGGAGGGCGGTGTACCGGTCTCTGAGCTTTGCCGGGAGCATGGGATGAGCAGCGCCAGCTTTTACAAATGGCGTGCCAAGTTTGGGGGCATGGATACGTCCATGGTCTCTGAAATGCGGGCGATGTCGGATGAAAACCGACGCCTGAAGCGGACGTATGCTGAGATGAGCATGCAGAATGACTTGCTGAAGGAAGTCCTGGGAAAAAACGGTAAGGCCATCTCAACGCCGCGAGATGGCCGTGAACGCAGTCGAGACCAAGGCTGTCAGTATCGCGTTGGCGTGTCGGACGTTTGGGATCAGTGAGACCTGTTATCGTTACGAGCGTTTGTTAAGCGATGAGAATGCCGATATTGCGGATTGGCTTGTGCGCCCGACGACCAATCGCAAGACGTGAGGCTTCGGTTGTGTTTTTGTATATGTGCAACGTGAAGTGTTTTGAATAGAACCACAAACGTGTAGACCAGATTTACTACGAATTAGAGCTGAACCTGCGTATCAGGCCACGCAGGCGGCTACAGCGCCCGAAGCCAGATGCCTTTGCGGTGCCTGAAGCTCCCAACCACAAATGGTCTATCGCCGCCCGGCAGTTGATTGCTTTGCAATCAATGAGAGGGGACTTCATGCAGGACCAGCTTGCGGATGGCCGATCGTTCCGGACGCTGAACGTTCTCGATGACTTCAACCGTGAGGGCTGGGCATTGAGGTGGACGTCTCGCTGACTGCGCTGCGCGTTGTGCGCAGCTTGAACCAGATCATCGAGGGGCGCGGTGCGCCGCAGGTGATCCGTGTTGATAATGGCCCGGAGTATGTCAGCGGGCTATTGAAAATATGGGCTGAAGCGCGCAACATTCACATCGAATACATCCAGCCAAGCAAGCTGCAGTAAGGCTCATGTATATAATGCTACAATCACACAGCGCGGCAATAATAGCTAGATAATAACGTTTTTTAAGACATTGAGTAGGCGCAATTCCAAGCAAATAAATGGTTCTGGAATTATAACAACGACGGGCGCTATATGGCGATAGGTGGCATCATATTCGCCATGAAGCTAAAAATGGCTGCGTAGCTTTATAAACCGACCCCATTTAAAATGAAGGGATTACTGTTTCAAGTGTCGGGGAGGCGAATTCTGTAGAAATTGGCATCATGCTGGCGAAAGACTGCCAGTGGCATAGGCGATGCGGGGGGATACATGTATTTTTTTCTGATCTATGCAGTTTCCAAATATGAAATAGACGACTTGCGACCCAATCTCTTGATTTGCTCTGGCGTCATGCTCAGGTGCGTGAAGGATGCAATCCCAAGCTGATGCCGAAAACTCGCATTATTCCACATCAAGAGATCGCACCACACCTCACTAAAAATGTGGGTTATAATGTGGAATTTTATTTTTGCCTTACAATTTACTAATTTTTTTACGGGTTTAAACGTAAATATAGGCAGACACTCCCGGATTGTCGCGGGGATCAAGTTCGACGCGGACGGGCGGCGGGTAGCTTATCACACCTTTGAGGACTCGCCGGATCAGCCTTTCGCCGTATCCCTGCGCGCGCGCCGCATCGAAGCGGCGGACATGCTGCACATCTTCCGCGCGCACCTCCCCGGACAGGTGCGCGGGATCAGCTGGTTCGCGCCGGTGCTGTTGCGCCTCGCCGATCATGACGCCGCCGAGGACGCGCTTCTGGTGCGCCTCAAAACTGAAGCCATGTTCGCGGGCTTCATCTATGAGCGGTCGCCAAGCGCGGGCGGCTTCGATGGCGAGGACGTCGACAACATTCTGGAAACCGGGCTTGAGCCTGGAACGCTTCAGATCCTCCCCCTCGGCAAGGATATCAAGTTTCCCACGCCGCCCTCCGGCTCCGGCGCGGCGGGCGACTTCCTCAAGGCGCAGATGCGCGGCATCGCGGCGGGCCTTGGCGTTTCCTACGAGAAGATGACTGGCGATCTGACCGGTGTGAATTATTCCAGCATCCGCGCCGGAGAGATCGACTTCCGCCGCCGCATCGAGGTGACACAGGATCAGGTTATTATCCCGCAAGCGCTGCGCCCGATCTGGCGGCGCTGGATCACCCTTGAAATTCTGGCCGGTCGCATCGCCGCGCCGGGCTTCGAGGATGATCCGACGCCGTGGCTTTGGGCCTCCTTCATCCGTCCGGGCTGGCCTTGGATCGACCCGGAAAAGGAAATCCGCGCCGACGTCGCCGCCGTCGAGGCGGGCTTCAAATCCCGCCGCGAAGCGGTCACCGGGCGCGGGCGCGATCTGGACAACCTGGACGCCGAAATCACCGCCGACCCGAACACGCTGAAGAAGGATGCGCCATGACCGACACCCCCCTTCATCTGCGCGCCGCGCCCATCATGGCCCGCACGCTTGATCGTGAGGCCCGCAGCTTTGAGGCCGTCGCCAGCACTGGCGCGGACGTGCCGCGCCCCGGCTTCATCGAGCGCTTGCCGGTTGGCGCCGCAGACCTGTTCCGCCTTGTCGGCGCGCCCGTTCTCGATGCGCACCGCATGGGCTCCACCAGCGACGTTCCGGGGGTGGTGGACGCCGCACGGATCGAGGGCGGCGAGCTGGTGGTCACCATTCATCTCTCCCGCCGCAAGTCGGTCGATGACGTTCCAAGCGGCATCGAGGGCGGCGTGCTTCGCGGCGTGTCGCCGGGCTATCGGATCGACGCCTTCAAGGACCAGCGCGGCGCAGATGGGCGGATCACCCGCACCGCGACGGGTTGGCCCCCTCTCGAAATTTCCCTTGTCCCCGTCCTGGCCGATCCGGGCGCAACGATCAGGAGTCAGGCAATGCCCGACGATCAGATGACCACCCCCGCGCCGCAGACAATTCCCGCGGCGACCCGCAGCGAAATCAACACGCAAATTCGCAGCATCGCCCGCGTGGCGGGACTCGATGCGGCGCGGAGTGACGCACAGATCGACGCCGACGCGGCGGCGGAGTCCGCGCGCGCCGCCGCCTTCGACGCGATGGAAGCCCGCAGCGCCGCGCCGATCCGCACCACGCGGGCCAGCGTCGGGCATGACAATGACGCGCCTGAGCTGCGCGGGGCGCTGATGGGCGCATCCCTCTACGCCCCGCCACAACCCATCGCATGTTCTCAGCGAACCGGCCCGCCAGTTCGCTGGAATGAGCACCCATGACTTCGCGCGCGACATTTGCCGCCGCAACGGCATCAGCACCACGGGCATGTCGGGTTCAACGCTGGCGACGCGCGCAGGCTCGCTTGCCACACGCGACTTTCCGATCATCCTCAGCGGCGCCGTGGGCCGCAGTCTGCGTGCGGCTTGTCAGGCTGCGCCGCCAGGCGTGAAGATGACCGGCGCGCAGACCGCCGTCCGCGACTTCCGCGCCAAGCAGCGGGTGCAGCCGGGCGAGGCCCCGACGATGGAAAAGGTGTTGGAGGGCGGCGAATTCCCCTACGGCGCGATGGCTGAGGCGGCGGAATCGTATCGGGCCGACACCTGCGGGCGGATCATCTCCATCTCCCGCCAGGCGATCATCGACGACGATCTGGGCGCCTTCTCCAATCTCGCCGCCCGGTTCGGTCAGGCGGCGGCTCAGGTCGAAGCCAAGTTTCTGGCCGACCTTCTGGTGAGCAACCCGGCCATGTCGGACGGAACCGCGCTTCTGCATGCCGACCACGCCAACCTCGCGGGCTCTGAAACCGCCCTGAGCGCCGCAAGCCTGGGCGCGGCCAAGCAGCGCTTGCGCCGTCAGACAGGGCTTTCTGACGAGCCGATCGCCGTGACGCCGGCCTTCATCATCGTTCCGCCCGAATTGGAGGAAATCGCCCTTCGGCTGGTGGCGACGATCACCCCGAACGCCACCGCGGACGTGAACGCCGACACGGGGCTTGCGGTGATCGTGGAGCCCCGCCTGAGCGATCAAGGCGCTTGGTATCTTGCCGCCTCGCGCTGCGAAATCGACGGGCTCGAATACGCCTGTCTTGAGGGCGCTCCGGGTTTGCAGATCGAAAGCCGCAACGGCGGCGATCTGAAGGTCACCGAGGACTCGACCGTCAAATATCGCAGCGACACCGACTTGAGCGCCGTGATTGCCGATTGCGAGAGGCCGATTGACCGCCTTTCGCGCCCGCGGGTCATTTCGCAAGTGCGGGTCCGCGCGTCGAAAGGGTTGCGACAATGCCGAAGCGTGAACCCTTCACCACGCCTTGCGCGCTCAGACGACCCGATGCAGCGCTTCATGTTGGCGTTTCACCGGCCCATTTCGACAACTTGGTGAAGCCTGGC